GATACGGCAGTTTAAAAGGAAAAAGTATGGCAAGAGTAATTTTATATTCTCCACAAGGCAAAGACCCTATTGAAGTGTCTGAGCATCGTGCAGAGTATTTAAAAAGCAAAGGTTGGACTGAGAAGGGTATTTCTAAAGAGAAAGCATCTGAGTCTGTAAATAAAACAAAAAAAAATAAAGAGGAAAAATAAATGGCGACACATAGCGGGAAAGATGGCTTAGTAAAAGTTTCATCAAATACTGTAGCAGAGGTTCGTAATTGGACCTTGGATTTAAGTGCTGACACTATTGAAGATACAGCGATGGGAGATACGGCAAGAACTTATCTTGCGGGTTTAACTACTGCAACTGCAAGTTTCGATGCTTATTGGGACGAGACTGACACAAATGGTCAGCAAGCACTTGATCCAGGAAGTAGTGTAACTTTAGTCTTATATCCAGAGGGAGCAGACGCAGGGGACACATATTTCACGGGGACTGCTCTAGTTACATCAAAATCCGTTACAGGAACTTTTGATGGTATGGTTGAAGCTAGTTTCGGAGCCACCTACACAGGGGCCGTAACAGAAACAACAGTCTAACGTGAAGGCGATAGATAGTGCGAAGGCTCATTATAAAAGCCTAGAGGTACTTTCAACAGAAGTGCCTCAATGGGGTCAAAATGGTAATCCATTAGAGGTTTACTATACCCCCATGACTTTGGCAGAAAAAAATAAACTATTTAAGTATGCCAAAGATGATGATTTAGAAATCATGGCATACGCAGTAATTTTGAAATGTTTAGATGCCGATGGTAATAAATTATTCGATCTTGGCGACAAGCGGGCCTTAATGACTGAGGTTGATAGTGATGTGGTAGCAGAACTAGCGGCTAAGTTAATGAATGGTGTTTCAGTTGAGGACCAGGCGGGAAACTAAGAAAGGACAATGATCTATTTGCTCAATATGCGATAGCAGAAAGGTTGGGTCTGACTTTAGTGGACCTACAAACAAAAATGTCGTTGTCCGAGTTTAATGGTTGGATAAGTTATTTTGAATACAAAACAGAATTAGAAAAAAGGAATGGCAAGTAAAGACTACAGAATTGATATAACTGCTAAAAATAAAACACAAAGGCAGTTCGATCAAATAAATCAAAGCTTAAATAAGACAACTAAAAGCATGGCTTTTATGAAAAAAAGCCTTATTGGTGTTTTTAGTGTTGCGGCTATAGGAGCATTTAGTAAAGCGGCATTACAAACTGCTGACGATCTAGCCAAAGTGTCTGCTTCTATTGGGGTGGGAGCAGAGTTTTTACAGAGATTCCAATTTGCGGCAGAACAGTCGGGTGTGTCTGCTGAAGGTTTTGATAAGAGTATGAAGTTCTTTTCTAAAACGATGGGCGAGTCAACTATGGGGTTGGGTTTAGGTCTTGATGCTATCCAACAGTTAGGGGTATCACTACAAGATGCCGCAGGTAATACTAAAAAAATAGATGATTTATTTTTAGAAATGATGCTCGCTTTAGATGGGGTTACAAACTCCACAGAAAGAGCAGGATTAGCTACTAAACTTTTTGGTAGAGCAGGTATACCAATGGTTAATATGCTCCGTGAAGGACACCAAGGTATGTTGGACCTTGCGGCGGTTGCTCCTGGTGTTCTAACTGATGAAGATACAAAACGAGCAGAAGATTTTAACGATGCCATGAATGTTATAGCCAGAACAATTAAAGGCCCATTAATGTCAGCAGTTATTAATTTAGTAGATGTTCCTAGAAGAATAAGAGAGGGGTTAAGAGAGACTTTCGATGAGTGGTGGACGAGAAATATGGAAGAATTCTATGGCCCTCTCAAGGTAGGATTTGTTGAGCCTTTAAAACAAACAGGCGAGGAATTAAAAATAGTCGATAAAAGACTAATTGCTTTTGCAGACAGGGTAAAGGAAAGCATGAAATCATCGACTGACAAAGTAGCTGAGTTCAGAGAAGAATTAGAAGAAGCCGTGCAAGCAGGAATTTTCGATCAATCAAAAGTAGAAGAAGCCGTTGAAATTTTTAGAAAATCAATAGAAAAAGGGGTAGGCGACACTGTAACAGTGGTTAAACAATTTGAAGATACTATTGAGGGGTCTTTAGAAAAAGCATTTCAAGACTTCTTTGATAGGACTAACGAAGGCTTTTTAAATATGCAAACACTAATGAAAAGTGTTGTAAATGAAATTATTAAAGAAGTATTAAGACTTGCGGTTATTAAACCTATAGTGGATATGATTATGGGTAGTGGACCCATGAAGACCCTTAGCAGTATATTCGAAGGAAGGGCAACAGGTGGACCAGTTTCAGGCGGAAGAACTTACTTAGTAGGAGAGAAAGGACCAGAGTTATTTGTACCAGGATCAAGCGGTGGCATAGTTCCCAACAATCAACTTTCAACAGCAGGAGCAGGAACCAACGTCAATGTAACCTTCGATATTAAGTCGTGGGATTCAAGAGATACCTTGCAAGCCATATCACAGCAAGCCCCTGCCATTGTAGGAATCGTAGAACAATCATTCAGAAAACGTGGACGTAGAGGACCACTAGGCCCATGAGTGGAACCTTTCCTAGCTCCCCTACCCCGCAATCGATTGAAGTTCAATCGTTAGAGCCTACATTGGTTTCAACTACAGTTAATTTAAAAAGACAAGCACGATCCAGGGGCGGGCAAAGATGGGGATTTAAAGTTGTTTTTGCTCCGATGGAAAGATCAAGCTTTGATCCTATTTTTGCATTCTCAGTCAAACAACGAGGGCGATACGAAACGTTTACTTGGGTTCCAACTACGATAGGAACGACTAGAGGAGAAACGGGAGAATCGCCTGTCGTAGATGGAGCTGTTAGTGTTGGGGCAAGCTCATGCAGTATTGATGGCTTAACGGCTTCTACTTCCAACATAATCAGATCGGGAGACTTCTTTAAATTCTCAGGACAAAACAAAATTTATATGTGTACTGCTGATATGAGTAGTGACGGATCGGGAGATGCCACTTTAAACTTTGCCCCTAAATTAGCGACTGCGGTTGCTGATGATGAAACACTGACAATCAACAGTGTGCCTTTTAATGTTTCTTTTGCTTCGGATATAGCAAGCTACGGAACTAATGTAACAGGATATTATTCTTACGAAATAGAGTTAGTTGAGGTTCCGTAATGGCAAACAGAGGGTCAACATCTGCTTTTCAAACGGAGATCGTTAAAAGCCAGAACCAACCAATACATTTAGTTCAAATACATTTTGATTCCCCAACGGGAACTCAGTATTTAACGGATTCTTTTATTCCCATTACTTACGATTCCAATACTTATTCGCCATTAGGTTATTTTTTAAGTTTCAGTGATATAGAAGAAACCAGTCAGTTAGTAGTCAACAGTTTAACTCTAAGCATATCGGGAGTGGACCAAGTTTATATCAACCACGTTTTATCTGAACGTTTTGTAGATCGAAAGGTAGTAATCTACAAAGGATTTTTAAGTACCAGTGATGATTCTTTAATTGCTGATCCTGTATTAATCTTTCAAGGCAATATGAACACCCCTTCGATACAGGAAGCAGAAGATCAAGGAATGTGTACTGTATCTATTTCAGTGGCGAATCAATTTGTCGATTTTGAAAAAACAACAGGTCGTTACACCAACCAGGCATCACAACAATCAGTGTACCCAGGAGATTTAGGATTTAACTATGCGTCAGAAATTATCAAAGACATAGCTTGGGGATCAGAATTTGATCCAGGAACTAGAGTAACAGGAGCAGGAAGTTTGTCGGGAGAATTTGGCTCAGTCATTGATACAAGAGACGTAGGTTCACAAGAAACTTACGATTTAGATGTGGTGGGAAATAACATCACACTTAACGATGATGAAACGGCGACAGTTCACGACCAAGACCATACTCACGAAGTAGGCGATGTTATGGTTATAACAGATGCGACAGGTACTTACATGGACGACTTTAACGGACAGCACGTTATAGTTTCTATAGGATCAAACAGTTGGGATATTGCGGCTATCAGCTCTCCTGTTGTTGTTCCGTATGTCGGTGGAAACGAAATCCAGGTTAATGATAATTCTATTGCCCCAGGCATAACAACAAGCACTACCACGAACAAAGAAAATCAAATCACGATACCTAAAGAAAAAGACAAAGACAGACCGCCTTTTGTTTATGTAGAAGTTAAAGATGCTGAAACAGTTGGTGGTATTCCTGCGGATAAAATAAACGACAAAATACATTCAGTCGTTGAAGTAAATGATAGTAATTTCGTTATTGAAGTGGTCGAAGATGTAAATTCAACGGCTCCACCAATTAATACTGATACTACGATTACTACTTCCGTTAAAGTGAATGAAACTGATCACGGCTTATCAACGGGAGACAGTGTCGTTATTGCAGGATCAACAGCAGTTGGTGGTGTACCCGCCGATGAAATAAATGGAACTCACACTGTTGGAAATATAATTGATACTAATACGTTTGAAATACCTGTAGACACAGCTCCGACATCTGACGTAACAAATGGCGGTGGGGACAGTGTAACGATTGATGGTAATGAACCTAAACCACCACCGATCTCAACGACTGCCAGTTCTGCAACTGTTACTGTTTATCAAACGGCACACGGACTAGCAGTAGGAGATAAGGTTTTAATTACAGGAGCTATGGAAGTGGGTGGCATTCCTCAATACGTTTTAAATTCAGAACACACAGTCGTTAGTGTTCCAAGTACAGATTCTTTTACATTTACAGCTTCTACAACAGCTACCTCAACGGCAACGGGTGGCGGCAGATTAGTTATTGTTAAGTTGCCAGTTAAAGCGACCAGTGCAACAACGGGTGGTGGTTCTAATACTAAAATCAGAGTACCGGTAGTCGCACAAACCATTACAGCTTCGGGGACTCTTTTATAATGTGGATTTGGAACGTAATAGTTAATGCGGCGGCACGAATAGCCACCTGGTTATTAACTTCTGGTATGGCAAATGCCAGATTAGCTCAAGCTATTGGTTTTATAGTGGCGGGAAGTGCTGTAGTAGGTGGCGGAAGGTGGTTAGCGGGTCAATTAACTAAGATTCCAGAGATAGGATTGGGCCAACAAGGTACAACCATACTCTCTAATGCTCCTTCTAATTCAGCTCCTATACCTGTTATTTACGGGTCAAGAAGAGTGGGTGGAACTAGAGTATTTGTAGGAACGAGTCATGGTTATACAGATGGAGTGGTTTCGCATCAAAATTATTTTTTACACATGGTTTTTGCTTTAGCCGAAGGACCCGTTTCAGAAATATCGGCAGTTTATTTAAACAATGTGGAAGCTTGGCCCAATAGAGACTCAAGATTTGAAGGAGTGGAACACATTGGGGTTGATGGACATGAGTTCTTTTACATAGAGCCACACTTAGGAGAAACCGACCAAACAGTTTCGGAAGAATTAAAATTTAGCGCAGGATATGGCGGTGGAAATTGGTCGTGGACAGATGCTTACCGATTAAGGGGAACTGCTTATGTTTATCTAAAATTACCTTTTAATTCTGAAGTATGGGCTTCGGGTGTACCAACTGTCAGTGTGGATATAAAAGGAAAAACTGTTAAAGATTATCGACAAACTTTCCCTGCTCCTGGTGGCACTTATATAGAGAGATATTCAAACAACCCCGCACTTTGTATTCGAGACTATTTAGAAAACAGCACTTACGGAAGAGGGATTGATTCGTCTTTAATTGATACAACTTCTTTTAATGCGGCGGCAGATTATTGTGATGAAACAGTGGACTTTGAACAAACTGTCGATGATGTGTATTCCGTAGTGACTCAGAAGCGATACACATTAAACGGAGTTGTTAATACAGCAGAATCCAATATGGCCGTGTTAGAAAAGATGCTAACTTCTTGCCGAGGGTCTTTAATCTTTACGGGTGGAAAATACAAGTTAATTTTAGACAAACCCACAACTCCAACTCTAACTTTTGATGAATCAAACATCATGCCAGATTACGAAATTATATTGGGTGGTAAAGAAACGTTAGCTAATAAGATACAAGCAGAATTTTTTGATCCCGAAAGGGAATGGCAATCTAACTTCGCCATTGTTGAATCCTCAGTCTATAAAAACTCTTATGATAATGGTCTGTTATTACAGAAAAAAATAGAACTGCCCTTCACGGCTAATATGCTAACGGCTAAATACATAGCCAACCAAAATTTAAAAATATCACGACAAAATGTACTGATTAATTTTAAAACGACTCAAGATGGATTATTGGCAGAGGTCGGAGATACAATTTACATTAAATTAGCTAACCCAGGTTGGGACACACTCAACGCAGGTTCGGGCAAGATATTCAGAGTGTTACAGATAGGGATAGAAGCTACAGATGAAGTCAACATAACAGCAATAGAATACGACAGTGAAGTTTATACAGTGGCGGCGGCTTCTTGGGAAGGCTCTCCCAATACCGCACTACCCTCTTTACATGCTGTCACAGCTCCGCAAAATATAACAGTCAGTGAAACTTTATTATTTAATGATCCCAAGATAACCAACCGAATTGCTATTAGTTGGGATCAATCCAAATCATCGTTTGTTTCAGGTTACGACATAGCTTATAAAAAATTAAATGATGCCGATTTAATCAATGTGGGAAATGTGGGTGGGACACAGTTCAATATAGATAATTTAAAGCCAGGGGTTTATACCTTCAATGTAAGGGCCAGAAACAATGCAGGATTCACGTCAACGTATGCTCCTAAAATTTTTACAGTTAAGGGAACAGATGTTTTACCTGCGGTCAATCCACCTGGTATCACAGGAGTTGTGGAAGAATTAACCAGTTCTTTTGTTGGATCGGGTGTTAAAGCCAAAGCAACTTTATCTTGGGTTGCCGTAGCGAATGCGGATTGGGAAGCATTAGGGGTTACTATCGATCATTATGAAGTGCAATATAAACTCACTTCTGAAAGTACCACCTGGGAATCCCCAGGTACTTCAACGGGTATATTCTTTGAGTTCTTTGATATTAAACCAGGTAACTATAACTTTAGAGTTAAAGCGGTTAACGATGCCAATGTAGCCAGTGCTTACGCAGAAACCACAGCAGAGATTACAGCATTAACGGCGGCTCCTGCCGATGTGACTAATTTTTATTTACGGGTTGATAGTAATGAAGCTAATTTATCCTGGACACCTGCCACTGACTTAGATGTGAAGGTAGGCGGTACGTTTGAGATCAGACATTCGGTAGCCACATCTGGGGCCACCTGGGAAGATGCTATCCAGGTTGGAGAAGATGTAAGCGGTATCAGCAACAGTACGACTATGCCTTTATTAAAAGGAACGTATTTAATTAAAGCGGTGGATTCGACAGGCCATAAATCAGACAACGCAAAAGCGGTGGTTAATACTGTTTCTCCACAATTATTTGATACCAGGGTATTTCAAACAATTACCGATACAACGTTTGCAGGAACTAAAACCAATATGGTCGTTGATGATGATACGGGTTATTTAAAGTTTGAAGCCGATACATTAATTGATGCCATGACAACTGACATAGACGATTGGGGATTATTTGATTCGATTGGTGGAGTAGATACTTCGGGGTCTTATGAATTTGCCGATAAGATCGATGTTGAGGTTGTGGGGTCAGTTAGTTTAAATGGAGCTATTACTTTTCAAGTGATCAATCGAAGTGATATTTGGGACAACCGAACAGGAAACATAGATGATTGGTTAAGTATTGATGCCACAGATTTTGACGAGGTTAAGGCTCAATTATATGTGTCTACAACGAATGATGATCCTGCCAGTGGCGGGGCAACCTGGGGAGATTGGCAGAACTTTACCATAGGAAACTACTACGGCAGAGGGTTTAAATTCAAATTAGAAGCATCGACAACAGATACCAACTATCAAATTAACGTGAGTCAATTAAAAGCTGTTGCTGATATTTATTACCGATTAGAAGCGGAGAGTTCGGGTATCGGAGCAAGCGGGTCTACAATTACTTTTGATGATTCGTTCAGAGCAACACCTGTCCTGGGAATAGCGGCTCAAAATTTAGCGACAGGCGATTATTACACCCTTACCAGTTTAAGCAAGACAGGCTTTACGTTGCAGTTTTTTAACTCAAGCGGGACAGGAATCGCCAGAACTGCGGATTGGATAGCACGGGGTTATTGACAATTTTGTTATGGCACTTATCGTCTTAATTCGTAAATTTACAAACACTAAAAGGAACTTTTAATGGCTCAACATGATTACGTTATAGCAAATGCAAACGGGGCAACAGTTAGAGCAGATATCAATAATGCCCTATTAGCAATCAGTTCAACAAACTCTGGAAGTTCAGAACCTTCTACCCCTTATGCGTATGAAATGTGGGTGGACACTTCAAACAATTTATTAAAACTAAGAAATGCGGCTAATGATGGGTGGATCACATTGGGAGTTTCAATTACAGCTTCTAATACAGTTGATATTAATGGGGGAGCAATAGACGGAACTCCAATCGGAGCTTCCAGTGCGTCAACGGGAGCATTTTCAACTTTATCTACAACGGATAATTTAAGCATTGGTGGCAGTAACAAAGAATTAAGATTTTATGAAGGCTCTAACTATGTAGGCTTTGAAGC